ACTAACAGCTTCTTTGCTAGGTTAGTTATGTCATTCAGAAGATTGTTTGCATAAAAGTTTAGTGTAAGACGAGCCTATCTTAAAATCCTTAAACGTGGTCATAGGTTAAAGGGTGAAATGAGTGCTAGAAACCGTCGTTCACCACACTAATAGTCTGATTTTTCCACATTGCGTGGTGGTTTGCACAGACTCTAAACAACAAAGCCACAATTTGCAGACAGTCGTTCGGTGTCTATAAAAGATAATGTTCGAGTGCTGGGTATCACTTTAAAGTACCCACTTTTAACTGGAGGGTTATATGATATTTAAATTCAATCAAATCGAATGGGCTTGGCAAGATGATTGTCAAGAGAAACAATACTGGAACACGTGGATTCCTAAGAAGTCTGATATCAAAATCGTTACAAGACTTAACAAAGAACAAAAGAAAGAAGCACTTGATGAGTTATGGGAAGACTTGCAAGGGGCTATACAATTTACAAGAGATAGAAACAATGCAAGAAGAAGACAGAAAAGACTTGACAAGAAAGACTAACTCTGTTATAATGTCACAACTTAATACAATCCAAAGGAGGAAAACATATGTATGAGTATGTAAAAGGAAAGGCAATGTGGGCTAATATCACAACGCCTAACACGAGGTTTGAACCTCACAAGTATGGCTTAACTGTACTGACTGACACCGAGACAGCATCTAAGTTGGAAGACTTAGGACTGAATCAAGTTAGGTCAAGGACAGGCGAAGCTAAGTATGATGAACCTGCTTTTACTTTTAGTAAGAGAGCATCTAAGAATGATGGTAGTGCCAATGTCGCACCTAAGTTGGTAGACATGGATGGTAATGCAATGGATGTAGCAGTAGGTAATGGCTCTGAAGTAACTGTTAAAATCAAACCATATAAAAATAATTATGGTAGGTTTGCAGAACTGATGGCTGTTAAGGTAGATAACTTAGTGGAATACGCTGAACAAGAATCTGATAACGAGGAATTTTAATATGATTATTACTATTAAAAATGATGATGGCGAATCAGTCTATGATGTATCAAAGATTGAGGACGAGCAGAAGAGAGCAGGTGCTAATGTATCTATCAGTAAGATAGGAACATTGAATGTATTAGTAGAGGCATTGAACTATGCTTCACAAGGACATCAAAGCAACCTTGAATCTGTATTGAAAGATAGTCCAGAGGCTGTCGTTGAACAAGAAGAAGAACCTGTAGAAGATACAGAAGAATCTTAATTCATAGTGAGGGCTAACATGGATAAAACTTGGGATAAATTACATCAACCTTGTCCACTTTGTGACAGTAGTGATGCTGTTGGAATCAATGAAGATGATTCAGCAAAGTGTTTTAGTTGTGGAGAATTTATGCCGAGCTATACTAACGCATGTGGAGGAAAGGATATGCAAACAGTAACGACAACACAGACTAAACAACCTGATATAGTAGATGAAGGTAATTTTTCTGCCTTAACTGATAGAAAGATTACTGTTAACACAGCCAAGAAGTATGGAGTTAAATGTGTACATGACCTACAAGGTAATGTAGTTAAACATTTCTATCCATTCTATAATGGTCATGAGTTATCAGCTACTAAAGTTCGTAACGTAAAGAGCAAAGACTTCTTTGTATCTGGAACTTACAACGAGACAGGTTTGTTTGGTCAACAGTTATTTAAAGGTGGCAAGTATGTTACTATAACTGAAGGCGAGTGTGATGCAATGGCTGCCTATGAACTGTTAGGTTCTAAGTGGGCTGTTGTATCTATCAAGCGTGGTGCAAATGGTGCAGTGAGAGACATCAAAGAAAGCTTAGAGTTCTTTGAAGAGTTTGAAAATGTCATCATTGCATTTGATAATGATAAGGCAGGAAAGGAAGCATCTATTAAAGTTGCTAGACTTTTCAAGCCCGGGAAAGCTAAGATACTTTCTTTACCTAATGGTTTTAAAGACCCTAACGATATGCTTCGTTCTAATAGGCACAAAGAATTTGTTGAGGCTTGGTGGGCTAGTAAAGTTTACACACCTTCAGGTGTTATAAATGTTACTGAACAACGTGAGAAGTTTCACAATCGTGAAAAGAAACAAAGCGTTCCTTATCCTTATGAAGGACTGAACAAGAAATTGTATGGTCTTAGAGCAGGAGAACTGGTCACACTTACAGGTGGTACTGGTCTTGGTAAGTCAAGTGTTACAAGAGAACTTGAACATCATCTTATCAAGAACACAGAAGATAACGTAGGCATCATAGCATTAGAAGAAGATTGGAGAAGAACCATTGATGGTATCTTATCTATCGAAGCTAACGCTAGGTTGTACGTTGACCAAGAACGTGAGAAGTTTTCCAAAGAAGAATTAGATAAGATGTTTGATATGCTATACGATGGTGATAACCGAAATAGAGTATGGGTACATTCCCACTTCGGAACTAACGACATTGATGACATCTTTACTAAGCTTCGTTTCATGATTATAGGATGTGATTGCAAGTGGGTGGTCGTTGACCATTTACATATGTTAGTCAGTGCTGTACATGAAGGAGATGAAAGACGAGCCATTGATACTATCATGACTAGACTAAGAAGTTTGGTAGAAGAGACAGGTGCAGGAATCATTTTGGTTTCACACTTACGTAGAGTTGATGGTAACAAGGGTCATGAGAATGGTATTGAAGTATCACTATCTCATCTAAGAGGTTCAAATAGTATTGGACAGCTTAGTGATTGTGTGATAGCATTAGAAAGAAACCAACAAGCAGATGACCCTGATGAAGCTAGGACTACAAGACTAAGAGTTCTTAAGTCTAGGTATACTGGTGATGTAGGTCTTGCAGCTAGAGTAATCTATGATGCCGAGACTGGTAGACTATCAGAACTTTCTGATAATGATATAGAATTTGACAACAGTTTAGATGAGGCATTTTAGTTATGGATTTAGTATTTGACATAGAGACAGATGACCTGAAGGCAACGCTGATACATTGTATTGTAGCACAAGATGCAAACACAGGAGAGATATATAAGTATCCACCTGATAAACTATCTGAAGGTTACGAACTTTTATTGAAAGCCGACAGGTTAATTGGACATAACATTATAGGATTTGATATACCACTTGTAGAAAAGTTTGGTAAAATCGATCTTAGTGGTAAAGAAGTTATAGATACTCTTGTACTCTCTAGGCTATTCAATCCTACAAGAGATGGTGGACATAGCTTAGAGAAGTGGGGATACAAACTTGGTCTAGCAAAGATAGACTTTGAAGACTACCTAAACTATTCTCCTAAGATGTTAGAGTATTGTGTGCGAGATGTACAAGTAAATACATTAGTATATAAATCACTTCGCAATGAGTCGAAAGGGTTTAGCAAATCTTGTATAGACCTTGAGCAATCTGTAGCTAAGATTATTAAACAGCAAGAAGTAAATGGTTTCATGTTTGATATGGAGTCTGCATTAATTTTATTAGCAGAGCTAAGAGAAAAGTCTCAACGTATAGAAGATGAAGTACACAATACATTCAAACCTAAATGGGTAGATGATAAGTTAGTCAAGCCTTACATTAAGAAGGATGGTAACTTATCTAAACGTGGTGTAACTGATGATGAGTATCAAAGATGTTTGGATACAAATAACTTTGAGCCTTTCATGAGACAGACTTTACAAGAGTTTAATCTTGGTAGTCGTAAACAGATTGGAGAATATCTTATTGACTTTGGTTGGAAGCCCGACAGGTTCACACCTACAGGTCAGCCTATAGTAGATGAGAAAACTCTATCAGCAGTTACACATATACGTGAAGCAAAACTTATTGCAGACTTTCTTTTGATACAGAAACGAATAGCTCAAGTAGATTCTTGGGTCAACTCTGTAGAAGATGATGGTCGTGTGCATGGTTTCGTTATACCTAATGGTGCTATCACAGGTAGGATGACTCATAGAAGTCCTAACATGGCACAAGTACCTTCTGTTCACAGCCTTTATGGTAAAGAATGTAGGTCTTGTTGGATTGTAGATGAAGGTAATGTACTACTAGGTGTAGATGCCAGTGGTCTAGAGCTTAGAATGTTAGCACACTATATGAATGATGATGACTATATAAAGGAGATATTAGATGGAGACATACACACAGCTAATCAAAGAGCTGAAAAACTTGAATCAAGAGATAAGGCAAA